AACAACTTTAAAAAAGAGCGGGAACCAATCAAATTCAAACACCAACAACCAATAAAATACACCCACGTCACTAATTAATTAGTAAACACCATCATAACCGGGGAGGAGCCAATCATCTATATATTCAACTGCACTTCCGAATGGCTGAGTTTATGCCGCTAGACGGAGAGAAGATAGTCGCAGACTAACTTCGCTGTCCCTGGGCGGGTGCCGAAGGTGAGTGAAACCACCGAAGTCAAGGGGCAATTCGGGCTGGGACAGTCTAGCGGAACGGGCAAGAAACTTAAATTAATTTACTTTTACAGATGAGCGGCAACTTTAAACCAACATTTTATACACCAAAATCGAAAGGAAAAGCTCTCCTCAACAGCGTAGCTCACAGCCACGACTTGCTGTGCCACTGCGACCACCCACTAAAACATCTTTGTGAAATTATCTTTGAAAACGAACCTGAATTAAAGTTACAACTATGCCATACTACTACCGCCGAAACTGGAGACTCCCATACCGCCGGCGACGATGGTTTTGGAGAAGGCGACCTCGACCGTTTATTCGCCGAAGATTTCACCGAAGAAGGGTAAGAAGACAACCATACTTTCATAAAAAACTTAAAAAACTTAAACTGCAACAATATCAACCTCGAACTGTAAGATACTGTAAAATTAAAGGATTTCAATGCTTATTCGAAGCTAGCAAATATAGAATAGGCAATAACTATACTATGTACTTTAATACTTTTGCACCAGAACACTTACCAGGAGGAGGAGGATTTAGTATTGTTAAATACTCCCTAGAAAGTTTATACTCTGAACATGAATACGTAAGAAACTGGTGGACAAAATCCAATTTAAACTTACCACTTTTTAGATACTTAGGATGTACCTTAAAACTTTATCAATCAGAAGATGTAGACTATGCATTTCAATATCAAAACTGTTATCCCATGGTAGCTACAGCACACTTATACATAAGCAGACAACCTTCAATCATGATGATGAACAACCACTCAATATTAGTTCCCAGCAAACGCACACAAAAAAGAAAAAAACCATGCATAAAAATAAAAGTTAGCCCCCCATCACAAATGGAAAACAAATGGTATTTTCAAAAAGACAACTGCAAAACACCCCTACTCATTACAACAGCTACAGCTTGCAGCTTTGATCATTACTACCTAAATACATCAGCAAAAAACAACTGCATAACTATATATTCTTTAAACACATACCTATACCAAAGCAGACACTTTAACAACCGCGGAACAACAGGTTACCACCCTAAAAACAATACATACTTATATGGCACTCTTGAAAACGGTCCAAAATACAAAGTAGGAGACTTAATATACTTGGGGAACACAATGACATATCAACAAGGCCAAAGCCCGAGAGAGTTACACCCAACAGACACCACAAAGGGCTTCCAGGAAGCAAAACAATTTGAAAACTGGGGAAACCCATTCTACACACACAACCTACACGGCACTATACACATACTACAAACAACAGAATCACCAACACAAATGTACACCGGTACTAGTTATGAAGCAGAAAAAACAAATCTAACAGAAATATCAAACAACTTTTATACACTTAGATATAACCCATACAGAGACAGCGGTGAAGGCAACAAAATATACTTACTTAAAAACTGGACAGAGGAAACAGGCTGGGACCCACCAACAGACACAGACTTAATCATGGAAGGCTACCCCCTATGGCTAATGCTATGGGGATGGATAGACTGGCAAAAAAAGCTAGCAAAAATAAACACAATAGATACCAAATACATACTAGTAATACAAACAAAATTCACAAAAGGAGAAATGCCAATAATAGTACCAATAGACTACGACTTTATTGACGGTCAATCACCATACACAGAAGAACTAGACCCCACAGACAAACAAAACTGGCATCCCATGGTACAATACCAACAACAGACAATAAACAACATACTTACATGTGGGCCAGGCACACCAAAATACAATGGCAAAAACACAGTAGAAGCCAAACTAGAATACTCTTTTAAATTTAAATTTGGAGGCTGTCCGCCACCAATGGCAGCCCTAGAAGACCCTTGTAAACAACCCACATACCAAATTCCCCAAACAACAACTATGTTACAGGATCCTACCACGCCCCTCCAGTATTACCTCTGGAACTTTGACGAGAGAAGGGGACAACTTACAAAAACAGCTGCAGATAGAATACAAAAAGACTGGCAACTTACAGACTCTGTTATCTCAACTACAGGGCTACATGCCAAAGACCTGGAACCCCTCCAAACACACCAAGAAATCCAAGACCAAACATCGTCGGAGGAAGAAAGCGAAGAGGACATATTCTCCCAGCTCCAGCGACAGCGAGCCAAACAACACAGAATCAGGCAGCGAATCCTCCAATTAGTAACCAAAATACAAAAATTAGAATAATAAAAAGCTCTGTAACAGTTAGCTTATTCCCACCAGAAGAAAAACCAAATAGGAGAATGACCCCTAAAGAACTAGAAGATGAACTCTTTTGGGCAAAAATGTTTAAAAGACCTATGAGATCTTACATATTCGATAAACCTTGCTACCCATATGTACCTGTAAATGAAAAGCAATGTGTAAACTTTGACCCTAACTATACTGAATAAAGACCTGCATACTACACTTAATGGACTCTGTTCCTTTAAGAAAAAACTTTAATAAACCACACCTACCTATGACGTATGCAGGCGCCAAAATGGCGCCTGAAAAACAAAATGGCGGAGGGGCTACGCCCCCCCGCACCCCCCCCGC